AGAAAGGTACTCATTCAAAGATACTATGTATGCACCAGAATCCGTAACAGACAGTGCACCAGTAAGGCCCCCGGCTTTAATTTGCAGTGCTTTTATGTTTGTTGCCCAAGCACTCGGCGTCGTCCCCAAGCCGAGGTTGCCGGAGGAGTCGAGGGTCATCTTTGTATCGCGTCCTCCACCACCAGCACTTGTCTGCGTACTGAAATACAGCGATTGACCAGAAGCCCAGTCAAAATAGTTAATACCAGAACTGCGGTAAAGCGAGATTCTGGCGTTAGCTCCCTGACTGATCAGGTCTGAAGATGTGTTAATTGTGCCGTTGACATCGAGCTTATAAGCAGGCGAACTCGTCCCAATCCCGAGATTGCCGGAGGCGTCGAGACGCATGCGTTCGGTGTCGTTGGTGCCAAATGTCAGCGCCCGTGCGCCAGTTGAACCAATTGCAAAATCCGTGGCCGAAGAACCCGCAGCAACGCCAGCGCCATTGCCTACATAACCCAACGTTGTGCTGTTGTACTTGAACCCAACGTAGGCATTGCTGGCAGACTCCGAACCAAATATCGCAGTAAGCCCGGCACTGACTACAACGTCAAGTTTTGCATCTGGCGAACTCGTCCCAATCCCGAGGTTGCCGGAATCCAGCAACGTCATCAAATCTGTCGTGACCGATGCGGCGCGTTTGCTAAACGCCCATGAATAGCCTGAACCGTCGCCAACATAGCAGCGCATAACGGGGGACTCATAGCTCATCACACCTGATGGCAGCGCCGCTGATAGCGTTGCCGATCCGGCAACTCTTATTCCTCCATTGACTTCCAGTTTCTGCCCCGGCGAACTTTCCCCAATCCCCAGCCCCGTGCTGGTGAGGCGCATTTGTTCGGAGCCGCCAAGTTCTGTGCTGACAAATGTTGTTGCGTTTAGGGTTGTCTGTGTTGCAGTGGTAATAAACGAGTAGTTCGACCCTCCGGGTGTTACACCGCCGTTATAAATTGCGGCAAATCCCGGAGCGTTTGTGTATGTCCTAAGAATATGCTGACCTGCACCTGCGGATGCCCCAACCGTGAGTGATGCCCCATCAAACGTCAGCGCACTCCCGCTCGTCGCCACCTTGGACCCGTTGAGGTACAGGACGCCGTTGGCGGTGCCGCCGGAGAGGACAGGATTCGCTATAAGCGACATCACCCCAGTGGTGTCCGCAATAGATGCGGAAGCCGTGCCATCCTTGGCCTTGATGTTCGTGACTTCAAGGTTGGTCAGGTCAAGCGTGGTCGCGTTAACCGAGCCTGCGTTGACTGCGCCAGAGACGGTCAGATCCGTCCCGTTGAACGTCATGTTCGGGGAGCCCACCAGCACCTTGGACCCATTGAGGTACTGCACCTGATTAGCCGTGCCAGCGGACAAGGTGGGATTCGCGGCGAAGGTCGCGGTGCCCCCAACAGACAACGCTCCACCCAGTGTCAACGCCCCGGCAGAGTTAAACATCTCCACCACATCGGTGCCATCACAGTACAAAAATTTGTACTGGCCCGCAGGAACAGAAATACCAACCCCGCTTGGAGTCTTCAACGTAAGCGCAAACCCGCCCGTCGTGTCATTGCGCAAAACGTAAAATTTGCTGACCGCAGGGCAGATGACGTTCTTGGCTTCCCCAGGAGACCCCGTCGCCACAATGAACATCTTGCGGGCTTCATCAGCCAAGCCGCTGTTGTTGCTCAGCGTATACGCTATCCCTGCCCCGCCCCATGTGGAGATCGCAGCCGTGCCTGCAACTGCGGCATCTAAAAGCTCCGTAATACCGGTGTTTACCGTTGTGCCCCACTGACCACTTAATTCACCAGTAGCGGGAAGCGTAAGACGCAGTGAGGTCGTGTATGAAGATGGCATGTTTTACCTCAAGCAAATCGAAGGAGCGCCGTGCTAGCCGTCGCAACAGGTAGTTGAACCGTGAAAGTCGCGCCCGCAGTTTTGTCAGCACCAAAGTCCAGAACTGCAATGGCCTTGTCAGACTTTGATGTGTTGTAGATCAGAGCACCTCGGCAAACGAACGAAGCACCGGACCATGACGGGTTATCGAAAGTGCAGTATGCCGTCGTGCCAGAGATCAGGACTTGGACATTGGTGAGGATCTCACCCCCAGCGGTGTAGCCCGTGCCAGAACTTTCGCCCGTGACGGTGTAGACCGTAGTGTCCGCACCAAGAGAAGCGGCGCTCGTGTAGAGCGCCATCTTCAGAACATCGGTTTCCAAATCATGGATACCCAGCCATGACTCCTGTTTAAACGAAGTGCATAGCGTTTGTGCCAAGGCCATTTAGTTCACCTGTATTCTCACTTGCCCACTGCGGTAGGAATCTTGTCTGTCTTTTCCGTCGCCCAGGTTCTTCAGCAGCGCCAGCGATGCACCGTATTCCTTGTCCATCATCGCCATAATGTCCGGCTCCTGCTTCATGAACCGAGCGGCCTCGACCATCACTGCGTTGAACAGCACAGAGTCAAAGTTGTCGCCAAGCCATGTGTTGGTGGCCGTGACAATGCTCTCGGGGTAGTAGAAGTAGTTCAGTTCTGCGGACAGCAGGGGAGATAGAGGCGGCGTCGGACCAAACAGAAAACGCTGCACCAGCGGTGTGGACGTCCCATTCAGGGCGTAGTACTTCGGGGTTCCAGTCACCGCAGGGTCGGGATACGACTCACGGATGAAGTTCACATCCTTGTTCAGGAGGAACTCATAGCTGCCCGTAGCCAACACCACCGCAAGACTGAAGGCCGACAAGAAATCTGTGGGCACATTTACGTTCTGTCCCGTCAAAGACAGCGTCGAAGTCTTGCGAAGATTGGGAAGCTGCACCGAGTTGTAGATGCGTTGTTCGCTCAATTTTGTGAGCGTGGCGAAGTCTGTCGCCGAGAAAGTGTTCTCGGTACTGTCCTCAACGGCGGTCTTCAACTCGGTGTAGTTCACTTTTGGGCTTCCCGCCAAAAATTTCCAAATTACGCCATCGGTCCACGGGCCATCGTGCCCTTGGTGGCAGCGCCAGTACCACGGATCTTGATCCCGGAGGTCTTGGTCGCAGGGGGCTTGCCCATCGCAATGTTGCCCACCACCATGCAGATCTCGTCGTCAAGCGTCTCGATGGACTGCGGTTGCCCCGCCTTGGCCGGAGCCAGCTTCTTGGCCTTCATCATGGTGCCACCTTCTGGTTCATGACCTTCGCCATGCCACGCCCGTACTTGAGCATGTCTGCGTCAGTCTTGCCGCCCTTTTTGAAAGACGGCGTCTTGCCCGGGTGCATGCGCTGCTCGTGCTTCTTGACGGCAGCTTGGGGGGTTACTTTCTTCATGTCAACTCCTTAGGTGGAGACAGCCACCACTGTACCAACATATCCTCTGCCAACCAAGTCGTTTGGCGTGAGGGCATCGTCAAACTCACGCGCTCCACCAATTGGAGCCCAGCCCCATTGGATCACGCGGCTACCTTCTGCAGGAAAACCTTCTTGATCAGGCCCAGTGCCCTGCGTCGGGCTTGTCTGCAATCCGTTGTTGCCCGAGGCATACCAAGTGTTCGTATCTGGACGCGGATCTCGTATGGCCTGGGGGTCGGAAATTGGATACATCCCAAGCTGCAACTGCGGTTGATCTGGAGTCCAACATTGAGGACATGCCTTGATTGCAGTTTGCTTGGTCTTGACGACAAGATTCTTGAGTTTTTTGAGGTCGAAACGGAAACCGCAAAGATCGCAAAATCCGAAGGCTTTAGCGCCGTTAGCGAAGCGGTTTGACATAGTTTAGGGAGTTTAGCCTGCGACGATAAACTGGCTAATTAACTTATAAACATCTGCCGGGGCACGAACCGCACCGCTGCCTTCTCACGATCTTCCGTCGAGGCAAGATCCCAATCCTGATCGTACTGCGCCTTCAGCACCTGCATGCGCTCCATCGCGCCGGGGATCTTCATGGACAGGTAATAGGCAAGCCCCGAGACCAACGCATTGAGGAAGCGGAAGGGGATGTCTTGCGTGTACGTACCGCCCGCACCAGCGTCTTGAATCCTACGCAAGCGCCAGTAGACGAATGTGTAGGTCTGTGAACTGTCAGGCACCGGCCACACGGTGATGGTCGGAGCAGGCTGCTGGCGGTTGATCCACACCTGAATCGGCCTTGCGGGTTGCAGCTTGTTTGGAATGGACGAGTAGGTGGAGACCGAGATGCGCGTGATGGTCAGGTCTGTCTGCGTTGAGACATTCCCCGCGCCCGTGCGAATCACATGCTCCATCAGATCCACCGTGTCGGCAGGCAGCGTGTAGGTGGCAGTACCGGGTGTCAGGACTTGTTGGCCCTGCTCGATGGTCCACATGTTGATGCCACGGTTGGCCCAGTCTGCAAAGAGCAAGTTCAAGGATCGACGAGCGGTCTTCAAGTCATAGCCCGTGCGCAACTCAGCACCACAGCGCTCGAAGGCTTCCTCGACCGCGTCATTCAGGTCGAGATTGAAGGTGGTTACGCCAGAAGTTGTCATGATTTAACCCTGCATTGCTCTTCGCTGACGAATCAACTCTTGCGTCTGTTCGGGCGTCTTAAAATCGC